TGTTCATGGTTGACGAGTGGACGTACGACTCGAAGGTGTCGCACGCGAAACTCACCGATGCGGAACTGTCGAAGCAGATGCGGGCATGGCTTGATGCCGGCGGACACACACCGATCGACACTTACCCACCGATGAAGCCGCGGTACACAATCCTCGACCCGTCTGCTGCCTCGTTCAGGGTGCAGCTGTCACAGGATGGCCTCGTATCTACTCAGGCCGACAACGAGGTGCTGTACGGCATTCGCACGGTCGCCTCACTGCTCGGTGCCGGAAAGCTCCTCATTGCTCGCCCGACGGAGAAGAACCCCACCCGCGGTTGCCCACGCTTCATCCAAGAAGCCCCCGGCTACGCGTGGGATCCAGAAGCCACACTCAAGGGCGAAGACAAGCCGCTGAAGGTCGCTGACCACTCGCTCGACCAGAACCGTTACGGCGTTGTCACGACCGAGAACATCTGGCGCCAACACATCAAGCTCGCAGCCTAAGGAGGCCTCATGGCAAACGCCGACCAGTGGCCACCCTCCCCTTTCCACATTGCGGGCGCACGGTACAACGAACACCGCGCCTGGTGGTCTGGTGATATGGCCACCATCAAAGCGATCTACTCCGGCACCGGTGTCGCAACGCACACTCACAAGGGTGTCGCGCACCGTGGCGGTGTTATCGGTGGTCTCTCGAAGATGTTCTGGGGGCAACCTGTTGCTGAGGGTGAGAGCCGCACCCAACTGCATTTGCCGTTGCCTGCTGATGTTGCCCAGAAGTCGTCATCGTTGCTGTTTGGTGAAGCACCCCGCATTGAGCTTCCCGATTTCGAGGAGAAGAACAAGGCCGGTCAGGCACGCCTCGACCTGATTATGCGTTCTGATGAGTCACACTCACAGCTGCTGATCGCTGGCGAGTACGCATCCGCTCTTGGTGGCGCCTACCTTGCCCCTGTGTGGGACAGCGAGGTTGCTGACCATGTGTTCCCGAAGGCGTACCGGGCTGATGTTGCAATCCCCACGTTCCGTCATGGTCGTTTGTCGTCGGTGAAGTTGTGGACTGAGTACCGCACCGACAACGCGAACATCATCTTCCGCCTCATTGAGGAGCACACGGCTGGCCTGATCCGGTACACGCTCCACAAGGGGGGCGAGAACGTTCTCGGTCAGGCTGTGCCCATCACTGAGCACACGGAAACGGCACACCTTTCAGGTCTGATTTCTCCTGTGGAGTATCTGTCTCTCGCTACTGATGGCAAGTACACGGTCAGTGTTGCGACAGGTATCTCCGAGATGGCTGTTTCGTACATTCCCAACATGCTGCCGAACCCCGATTGGGAACAGTTCGGACCACTCGCGTCGGTTGGTCGTTCTGATTTCCTCGGCAACGAACCCGTGTTCGACAAGGTCGATGCCATGTGGTCGTCGCTGTTCCGTGATGTTGAGAACGGGCAGGGTCGCCTCACCGTTCCTGAGTCATATCTTGAGAATGCCGGTGTTGGTAAGGGTGCCACCTTCGATCCGTACCGCCAGGTGTACTCGGGTATCAACGCACTCGGATCCGCTGGCGACTCCCTTGCTTCGCAGATCACCGAAACTCAGTTCGATATCCGTGATGAAACACACCTGAACATCATTGATGCGCTCGAGCGTCGTGTGTTGCGCACAATCGGCCTGTCGCCGAAGGAATTCGGGAAGGTTCAACCGTCCGGCAACAAAACAGCCACGGAAGTGACGGACGACAGAAGCGAATCTGAGGCCACACGAGACGTGAAGGGCATCCACGCCCGACCTGCTCTCGCAAAGCTCGCACGCCTCTCGCTGGCCATCGATGGTGTGGTGTTCGGCGGTAAGGGTGGCGGCGAGTTTGACGCCCCCGAGGTTACGTTCGCGAAGATTTCACAGGAAGACCCGGAGAAGCGGGCCCGCACGTTGCAGATTCTTGACATGGCTCGTGCGATATCTCTTGAGGCTCGTGTTCGTGAGCGTGTGCGTGACGACAACCTTACTGAGACTGAAATCAAGGAAGAGATCGCCCGTGTGGAGCTGGAGCAGGGTAAGCCTGCCCCGGATCCTGCCACATTCACCGGCATTGAAGACCCTGACGAGGAGATGCTGCCGTGATCGAGTTCTTGCTGTGCATGCTCATCGCTCTGCTGCTTGTGCTCATGTATCCGACGGGCCGCGGGCAGCGCATCGAAGGCGTTTCGTGGTTCGACATTCAGCATGAGATGCGGGGCACGTCGAAGAAGGCGCGCGGTCGCATGCAGCAGACGAAGGCTCACCGCAAGGCGAAGACGCGGAGGTAGCTCGTGCCCCTCTACGTTCCAGACCCCGAGAACCTCGCACCCGCTGCTGATCTGATCGAGGAGTTGGGCGCCGAGCTTGCTGCACGTTATGCCGGCGCTGAGGATGAGCTAATTCGTGAGATTGCGAAACGTTCCTACCGTGATGTGGCGTTGCAGCAGGCTCTGGCCACTGCGACTCTCACCGCCGAGCAGACCCAAGCACTCGCCGACAGGATCGTCCAGAACCGGGCGTTTGCTGAACTTGCCGCATACCGGGCACAGTCCATCCGCGAACTACAGTTCCTCGCCATTGAGGTAACAGACAAGCTGCGTCGTGCAGGGCTCGCGCAGGAACTTATCGACATTGCTGCGAAGGAAGGTGAAGCCGCCGCCGCTGCACGGTTGCGGATGGCTTCACGACTCCCCCAGACGAGCGCGCTCACCGGCAACGCCACACAAGCTGTCGCTGCACTGACCATTGACCTCAGTTCACGCCTTGAAGCGATGCACCTCCGCATCACCCGCTACCCACAAGACGCTTACCAGAAGGTCATCTCGTTCACCGCGTCATCACAGCTGCTCACCGGACAAACGATGAAGGTTGCACAAGCCCAAGCAGTGCAACAGTTCCTGTCACAGGGCATCACCGGGTTCGTAGATCGCGCTGACCGCAACTGGCGCATCGGCTCCTACGCAGAAATGGCCGGACGTACCGCTGTACGCCGCGCCTACGAAGATGCCGGCATATGGCGGATGCAGCAATCAGGCCTCAACCTTGTCACCATCGTCGGCGGCATTGATGCTTGCAAGTTTTGCGCCCCATGGATTGGGAAGGTTCTTTCCACCAACGGGCAGACCGGTGTTGTGACGCTTCCACACGCGACAGAAGACCGGACGGTGTCCATCACCATCGCGGGCACCCTCGACCAGGCGAAAGCTGCAGGTTGGGGGCACCCGAACTGTCGAGATAGAGCAGTCGCTTACCTTCCCGGCTTATCGATCCCGCAAGAGAGTGTCGAGTACTCCCCCGAGCGGGAGAAGGAACGCTCGAAGCAACGAGAGATCGAGCGCGAGATCCGTGCAGCTAAACGTGACGTTGCGACTGCTGGTGATGATGTGTCCCGCCGTCGGGCGATCCGCGAAGTTCGAGAACGTCAAGCGTCCATGCGTCAGTTCACCAATGACACCGGCCGGAACCGTTCGAACTATCGCGAGCAGCTGCACTTCGCAGACGGCAAATAGCTTCCCAGCGAGACGGCTGGGTCGAATCAAGGAGAACATCATGGCAGAGTCCACGACACCCACCCCTCTTGAGCAGCGATTCTTCACCGCCTCATCCGGTAAGCCTGCAACCGACGAGCAGAAGCATGCGGTCGTAAAGCTGCAAGAGGCAATCGTTCAAGTCGCCTCGCACATCGGCGCATTCGTGCCTGACGGCCGCAACAAGTCCCTTGCACTCACCGCTCTCGAAGACGTGCAGATGCGCGCCAACCGCGGCATCTTCGCCACCGGCCCAAGCGCCTAACCATAAGGTCCGCTGTAACCCGCACGGGTAACGGCCAGTCCGCTTCGAGCGGTATGCGGGTTCGAGTCCCGCCAGCGGAACAGACGCCTCGCGTCCAGCACGTCCTGCAAGAGCAGGCGATCCACCCAACTCGGCCAGGCGCCGCGAAGGAGTACAACCGTGTCCATCAAGACCAGCATCATCCCTGTTCAGCGCAACGTCGACGGCATGGCTGTCATCGGGCGCACGAAGCACCAGCTCATGGGCATCCGCTACGGCGAGGGCGAAGGTGGAGACGGTGGCGATGCTGCCGCTCAGGCCGCAGCCGCAAAGTCTGCCGCTGATGCCGCAGCAGAAGCCGAAGCCGCGAAAGCCCCCTGGACTTCCGAGAACTTCGACCCCGCCCGCGCACAGCGCCTCGTCGAGAACCTCCGCGGCGACATCGCAGCCCAGAAGGCTTCCACCAAGACCGAGATCGACGCAGCAGTGAAGGCCGCAACCGCCGACGCTGTGAAGCAGTCGAACCTCGCACTCGCGAAGCTCCTCGGCGGCGGCGAAGAACTCGAGACTGACCCTGCCAAGCTGCAGGCTCGCGTCACTGAACTCACCACGAAGGTGTCTGATCAGGACGCCTCCCTCACTACCGCACAGGCTGCAGCGAAGGCTGGCCAGATCTCCACACAGGTCGCCATCCTCGCTCACGGTCTTGGCGGTTCCCCGAAACTGCTTCTCGCTAACGAGAAGTTCAAAGCTTCCATCGCGTCGGTAGAGCCGACGGATGAAGCGGCTATCGCAGCCATCATCACCGCCGAGTTGCAGGCCAACC